CCTGGCGCATGATTTGAAGTTCGGTCCGCAAAAGTTGAATTTCGTGTATCAGCTTCGTGTCTTTTACATTTCCTTTCTTTTCGCCAGATCCACCGATAAACCATTCTGGGCTATAACCTAATATTTTTACTACTGCATCAATGGTTGAGCGGGTTACTTCATATTTTCCGGTAAGCATATTGTGAAGGCTACCGACACTAATCCCCATCTTTTCAGAAAAGTGTATCAAGCTTCGCTGTTTGTAGGGCTGTTCGGCTTTCCATTCATTATAAACCTGGTTAAACCTTTTTTGAATCGGGCTTAATTTGGTTTTTGGATTAATAGCTTTTGCGGTATTTGAAGCGACCATCATTAAAAATCTGATTTTGTAATAGATGAATTTTCAGACATAATCAGTTTTAGGTTAGTAGTCACATCGTCAATATGTTTTTCGAGTGCTATAATCCTTTTAACATGATTGTCATAATTTTTACCCTCATTAGTGGCTTTATATTCCTCATAAAGCGTTTTTCTTTCGAGGTGTGACATTATGAGGGTATTGTAAAGAATTTCAATGTTTGAAAAAGTATATCGGTATTTTCCTTTTTTAAAATCTATTGTTACCGTATAACGAACCTGAAACTGCATTGATCCTAAACCCTGCGGAATAATAAGATTTTGAATAGAGGTATAAACGCATGAATTGTTTTCAATGGCAATATTTGAGGCCATTGTATTATTCGCTAAAAACTTTCTGATTCTTGATTTAATCTGATCGTCATTTAAGGAAGTATCTATCTTAACAACTTCCTGATAAAATGCGGCTTTATTAGGTGTGTCAATTTTTAACTTAAATTGAGTTTGAGCCAATCCCCAAAAAGGGATAAAAATTAATAGCGTAAAAAATATCTTTTTCATTTTGATAGGGTTTATTTGGTTTGTGTAACATTAACTACATTGAATATTTGTAAACACTGATCGAGGTTTAAATCGAAGTCAGCGTATATTTCTTTATTTTGGTTTAAAGAATGACAGGTTATTATTCCCTTTTCGGTGTCATGCTTTGTTATTTGTTTGACGAAAATTCCATCTTCGTGAACTATGATATAATCCTGGTACCGGTGAATATGGAATTTATTTCGCCAATGGTGCTTTTGAATTTCCCGGCCTGTAACAGTACTGCCTTCGGGTATTGAGTTTTTTGTCCCGTCATCCATGCTATCGCCGTCAACTATAAAGGCCATGTACTTACCGCGATATACCCGGCTCACAGCGAATGAATGTTTTTGGGTGAAGTTTTCTTGAATGTAATTTTCGTCATTATAATTATTGATATATCCGGCCTGAGCTTTAATAGGAACAAGCGGAACAACCATTATATATTGATCAGGTCCTATTTGAATAAATGGCGATTCTTCGTCACCTTGTCCTATTTCGCCAATTATCAAACCGTTAGATTTAGGTATTTGATTTGTTACATCTGATAAATTATCAGCTTTGATAAAATTTTCTTTTACATTGTGTAAATCAATCCCCAATTTTTCCCGGACATTTTGTAAAAGGTCGGGTTCTAATTCCCCACTTTTGTAATAGATGTAAAGCATCTGCCGGGACACACCCAGCTTATCGGCAGCTTCTTGAACCGTCATTCATGTTGACCTTACAGCCTTTTTTAAATTTTCCCCGTTGATAGTCAATGTGTTATATGATTTGTATCATTTTTTGTAAATTATTTTACAAAATGTATTGACAATATGTAAAATAACCGTAAATTAGCATTGTAATTAATTCAAAGATATGCAATTCAATTCAACAGAAACAATAGACATGCCTAAAAGTGCCACTGAGCGACTGGATGAGTTAGTGGTTGGCGCAAACATTTTAGTGAACGGTGAAAGTAAATCGAAATGGTATAGCGCAATGGCCAGGGTTGAAGATCGTACCGACAAGGAAAAACAGTTCACAATGAGAACCATGCGTGACGGCTCCGGTGAAGTAAGAGTTTGGAGGATAAAATAATGCAGTTAATTCATTCCAATATCAGCAAGACAGCCACTAAAAAGGATAATGGTATATCTGTTTGGTCTATTGGATATGAAGCTAAACTTCACCGGGAAGCTTTAAAAAAATACAAAAACAGGATCGAAGCAATAATAGAAGCTGACCCAACTAAAGCAGAATATTTTAAATAAAAAAGGCCCGGCGGGAACCGAGCCAATTCATAAAATAATTTTCAACAACTATGCAAACCTACACAAATTCTATCAATCAGTCAACAAAAATTCTCGCAGCAGGAGCCGCGAAAATTGCAGCAGCCAGAGAAGTGTTAAAACGCACCATTACAAAGAAATGCTACTTCATTGAAGATTACACCGATGGCGATGTGATCGAAGTAACTATCTACGATCAGGACGACAACTTTACTGATATCACTATCAGCCGTGACGAACTATATCAGTTCATCTCAAATCATTACAGCTTTATCGCTGATGAATTTACCGGAGGCGAACACAACCAATATCAGAGCTACGCAAGTGCCGAAGAATTTCTTGAAGAAAACTGCATGAGCGACATTCTGAAAGACTATGTAAACAATACTAAACTTTCATTGTCATGAAAAAACCATTGGTATTCTTCGCGCTGATTGCGCTGTTAGCCGGACTGATTGTGCTGGCTAACAAAAAACTGATTACTCCACTGGAGGCTGAGGTTTTAATCGTAGTTACTGTCATTTCGGGTGGCCTTTATTTATCAAATTCTTTCGGGAGGGCTGAGGCATGAGCAACGTAAAGATAAAAGCAATGTATGTTCGGTTTGACGAAATGCTTGCCCGGCCTAAAGTTCATTTAAGCGAACACGAAAAGTTCTTAATTGATATCAATGTCAATTCAGCTTTCAACACTTTCAAATCATTGTTTAGTGCAGAACTGGCAGCCGAAGGACTTTCTATAGAGTTTATCGATTACGATATACCGACCTATGAATTTATGAAGGATGCCAAAGAAAGTGAGGTAGCTCATGTCTGATCAGGAATACGAAGCGGTAATTGTTGCATTTAAGCAATTCGGGATATTACTCGCATTCATCACCTTTTGTGCAGGGATTTTAATCTACATAGGCCGATGAACTTTCCCGACTACATCAAAGAGCAAATCCGGGAAACAGAGCGCATTCAATGGCGGCTCGAAGCATCCCGGCAAAGGTTTAACTGGATTGAAAAAATGATCCTGGCCTTTTTGAAAATAGCATCTAAATAATCAACGAATAATTTTTCAACAACAAAACCCAAAACAATGGAAAATAAGCCAGCCAAAATCAATCTTGGCGAATTATGTACCCAGCTTGAATTAGCAAGCAAGATTGACAGCCTTAATAGCCTGTTAAATCAAACCCCACCTTCAGCATGGCTCAAAGAGCATAAAGGTGTAAAGTATCAACCGATTGAGCGTGTTAGAAACAACGTGCTTACAATATTCCAGGATTACGACTGGACAATCACCGAAGTTAAAGTTATTGCTAACAGCATCCTTGTAACCGGATTTATAGAATACACAAATCCGGTAACAGGCAGAATAGCTAAAAAATCCGGTGTTGGCGCGTGGCCTATTCAATTAAAGGCTGGATCTAACCCGACTGACTTTGATAAAATCGTACAGGATGCAATCCAAAAGAACGCACCTGCCGCCGAAAGCCTTGCATTTAAAAATGCTTGCAAAAAGATAGGTCGTTTATTCAGCGATGGCGCGGACGAAGATATAATCTTCAATCCTGTTTATTCAACTGCCTTTGAAAACAAAAGAGCAGAAAACGTTGAAAACTTCGACGAAAAGACGCTGGATACAGAACTGAAAATAAATCAGGCTATCGCAGGTGGTTTAATAACCAAAGAGCGCGGAAAGGAACTTAAAGCTGCATTGAAAGGAGAGCTTGCTATATGAACGTATTAGAAGCACCACAGGGATCAAAAGCCTGGTTAGACGCAAGAATGTACCGCTTTACTGCATCCGAAGTTTATAAGCTGTTTAAAGGTGGTAAAAGACCTATGACGGCGGCAGAACTGGAGGCCAGAGAAAAAGGCGACCGTAGAACTACTGTAGAAACTGTTTTTGGTGATGGTGCCTTGACTTATATCCGCAGAAAGGTAACAGCTTCTTTAACTTCAGGTCTATCCGAAGAATATCACTACTTCGAGAATAAAAATACCGAATGGGGCAAGGAATACGAAGCGATGGCAGCAGAAAGGTTTTCAGAAATCACCGGCCTTGAACTCGAAGAATGTGGACTGGTTATTTACAATGACATTTTCGGAGGCAGCCCGGACCGTTTGGTTAAGGGTTACAAAGAACTGATTGAAATCAAATGCCCAGCCGATAGCGCAAATCACACCTTGAATTTAGCCTGTAATAACGCTCAGGATTTAAAGGAATTGTCCGAAGATTATTACATACAGATACAGGGCAATCTGTTAGCTACAGGCTACGAAAAGGGCTATTTCGTTAGCTATGACTGGAGATTCACGCTACCAAACCTACAAATTAAAATAATAGAGGTGCCAGCGGATCTCGAAGTGCAATCAGAGCTTTTATTCAGGCTTGATCAGGCCGCCGGAGTAATGAACGAATTATTGGAAAAAATCACAGGAATTTAAGAAATGGAAATAGTAAGTATATGCGTGAGTGATATCCCAAAGGATAAAATCACAGTAAGCACCAAAAACGGCAAGAAGTATTTAAGTATTGTCGTTGACAAGCGTAAATCACCCGATCAATTTGGTAACGATTTGACGGTTTACCTAAATCAAACCAAAGAAGAACGTGAGGCCAAAGCAGACCGGGTTTATGTTGGTCAGGGTAAAACCTACAACTTTAATAACACCGAAAGCAAGCCAGCAGCAGGAAGTAAAAAAGCGGACGACGACGATTTGCCGTTTTAAAAATAACGGCGGCAAAAACTAATCAATTAATCATTCACTTAAAAAACCCTTAAAAGGAAAGGAAAACAGTGTTTATCATCGGTTTAGCCGCCACCGATACTACAGGTCAGCCATAGAGCTGGCCTTTGCCAGTGAGGGGTTTCCCACTTTCTCATTTGCATAGGGTTTTAGTTGATTTCCGTTCCCGGCGCGAGGCTGGGGACGGTTTTTTGAAAACTTAAAAAGAAAAAAAATGAAAGCTGAATTTTATAACACGATCGGACTACAAGGTGATTTATTCACGATGGCTAAAGAATCAGCCGCTAACCAGGCTGTAACATT